TCGTCCTCGAAGGCCAGCCATTCCTTGCTCTGGTAGATGCCCATGGCCCGGCCCTGATCCCAGCTTCCCTGACTCATGGCGCCGGCCGACTCAGTCCGGGCGATCGTCTTGGCCCGGTTGTCGGTGATCCGCTCGTTGAAGACCGTGGCCTGCACCAGCCGGGCCGTCTCAGCCACGCTGAAGCCGGCCAGCTCGGCCGCCCGGATGGCCGCGGTCACTTCCTTGGCGGTCGTCTCCCCAATCAGCTCGGCCAGTCGGGCCGTCCGCCGGTTGATCGCCTCCAGCACCTCGGGCGACTGCAGCGAGAAGGACAGGCCGACCCCGGCCACCTGCTTGGCCCCGGCGATGTACATGGTTCCCACGAGATCCTCGAAGGCCGCCCGCCAGGCGTTGTAATACTCCCCGCCCGGCGCGTAGTCCTCGCGGATGCGGCGGTCGATCTCCTCGAGGATCTGCTTGGTGGTCTTGTACGCCCGCTGGTCCAGCCCGAACTGCCGCGGCATATCGGCCCGCTCCTTGGCGAACCGGTCCATGGCCTTGGCCGCGAAGGCCGGCTCCGAGGCGTCCATCTCCTTGACGGCCCGCTGCCAGTACTGATACCGCGGCTCCGCCTCGAGCTCCTCGCGGGTCAGGCGTTGCCACCATGGCATTGAGGCCTCGACCTCTGGCGCCTCCTCCGGCTCCTTGCCTTCTGGCGCCTCATGCTCCGGCTCTTCTTCCGGCTCTTCCTCCTCCTCCGGCTCGAAGTCCTCGAGCGCGTCCAGCATGGAGAGCACAAGGTCCTCGTCCAAGATCGGGAAGGCCGCCAGCAGCAGCGACTCCACCGTCTGGCGCGGCAGCTCGCCCTCCACCACCGCCTCGAGCAGCTCGTAGACGGCCTTGAGCTGGTCCCCGGTCAGGGTGCCGGCAGGGGCTTTCTCCTGGCGGGTGGCGAGATGCTCCTGCAGGTGCGACCGGAGGCGGGCCTTCTGCTTCTCCTTGGCCTCCTTGATGACCTGCCGCATGAACGGCAGCCCCTGGTCCCCGACCACGAGCCACTTGATCTGCGCCACCACGCCGGCCAGCCGAGTATTCCGGCCATGCCGAGCGCCCCAGGCCTCGCGGAGCCGGACTGCCCGCTCCTCGGAGAGACCGTCAGGAACCCCGCCCCGCTTGGCGATCGGGGCCAAGAGCTGGAACTGGCGGTTCCCGCGGATGTTGCCACCCTTCCGCCAAAGGGCCGGCCACTCCTTTTTGAGCGCCTCGGCCTCGGCCACCGGGAACAGGCTCCACTGGCTGTTGCGGAGGCTCACCTTCTTGTTGTCGCCCTTGGCCGGAAAGTTGGTGACGTCCGCCCGCGCAATGTCGCCGCCGGCCTGCTCGTCTTCCTGCCCGGCCTTGTCTTCCTCGGCCTCCATCTCGGCCATCTCGTCCTCGGTCGCCTCGGGACCGGGGCCGGGGGCCGACTCGTTATCCGTGGCCGGCGCCTCGGTGGCGACCGTCCGCGGGTCGATGACGGCCGTGGCCGCCGGCACGAGCTGGGTGCCCGTGGTCAGGGCGATCGTATCGGTTGGGACCGGCAGCGGCGGCAGCCGGAGCGCCCGGCGGGATTCCTCCCAGGTCCGGAGGCTAGCCTTCCATTCCTCCTGCACCCGCTTCGAGGTGGCCGCATCGTCCTCCACTAGGTCGCGCATGACGTCATGGTCGAACTCGATCCAGACGTCCCCGAACTCCGGCGCGAGCCAGTGGTTCATCTCGTCAATGATCGAGGCCATGATGGGCTCGATGGTATGCTGCACGAGCCGAGCCCGCGCCTCGACGTATTGCTGGCCTGACAGGCCGGCGTCCGAGGTGGCGCTGGCGATTCCGATCATCCGCGGGTCGACCCCGAAGGCCGCGCAGATGTCCTCCCGGCTCACGCGCCGGAGGTCGGGAAACTCGAGGTCCCGCAGCGTAAAGCCGAGCGGCTTGATGTCCCGAACCGCTCCAAAGAAGGCCGGGGTGCCCCGCTTGCCGCGGTCCACTACGCGGGCCCGGTAGCGGTCCTGCATGGCCGTGGCGTCATCCTGCGAGGCCTCATCGGAGAGGAGCACCGCGAACGTCGGGGTGCCGTCATTCGTGACGACCTGCCGGACGTAGGTGGTCGCCTCGTTGTCGGCCGTCATGGAGGCGATGGCCGTGGCGCCTCGAGGGAAGCCAAAGACGTCCGGAAAGAACGGCCGGGGCATATCGAGGTCGCGGAAGTGCAGCACGTCCTCGGCCGGCACCGTGACGATGACGCCGGACCAATTGCCGTAATCATACCGCCGCGGGTCGCCCTCGGTGTCCACCCAGACCGACTGCAGGGATTCCGGGTTGATGGGACGGAGCGCCACCGGCGGCCTCGTCGGGCCGGGCCGTTCCATCTGGAACATGGCATTGCCGTAGCCCATATAGTCCACCGCCAGCCGGGCCCGCATGGCGCGGGCGGTCATCCGCGGGCCTGGATAGTCCAGCAGCCGCTGCAGCGGATGCGAGGCCGGCACCTTGCTCTCAGAGTTGCCCCGCTCGGTCAGCACCACGAACGGAATAGAGGCGACAATATCGGCCACCGCTCGGATGCAGGCATGGACGACCGGATGCTTGCTGAAGCCTTGCACCCGGACCGTGTTGCCTTCCGGCTTGTACTCTTGCGGGTTGGCGGTCCGGACCAGCGCCATCTGCCCGGCGCCGGCCGGAAAGTTGGGATAGGTCACCGGCATAATGGCCCGTGCCTCCTCGCTCGAGGCATCAGCAGGGACCACGGCAGGCGCCTCTCCGCGCAGGATCCGCAGCGCGGTCGAGAGGCGACTGGTCAACGGCGGGCGAGAGTCAGCCACGCAACCTCACCGAAAGGGGAACGGCACCCGGTAAAGGCTACGGGAAAGCAGGCAAGCGAGCAACCGCTGCGGGCCCTTCTCTTGACACCTACACCACGAACGGCGTGGCCCCAGTCAAGAGCAGCGCCGACAGGCCCCAGACCAGCGCGTCGACCCGGTCCGGCGAGACCAGCGCCAGCTCCGGATTGAAGCCGGCCATCTGCGCCTCGAGCAGCGGGAAGGTCCCGCAATGAAAGATCCGCCCCTCCTGATAGAGGGAGTAGACCGGCTCGGCGCGGGCCAGCTTGCCGCGGCTCGCCTTGACGTCAATGATCCGGACGCCTTGGGCCCGCTCGCCCAGTGACCGGATGACGGCCGCCACCATATCGCCGCCCTGATTGGTCTCGGCCACGATCGAGCCCTTGTAACGCCGGGCCGCCTCGAGGGCCACGGTCGCCCATTCGTTGGGACTGTACCGGCCGGAGAGGTCCTCCAAGACGTAGCCCTTGCGGTGCCGGTCGGCCCCGACCACCACGATGCCGGTCTCGTCACTGGACTCGTGCGCCGTGATGGCCGGGTCGATCGCCACCAAAATACGGGAAAGATCCTCGGGGGGTCTGACAATTCGGGCCCGGTCCAGCTCGGCCCGCGTCCAGAGGAGGCCGGCCACCTCTCGGCGCCACTCCCCGCCGTAGACGTGGGCATAGCGGGCCGGGTTGTCCTGGCGGGTCCGGTCGATCTTCTCGAGGAAGGACTCGGACAGGTTGCTGCGGTTGTCCTCCCAGGTTGTGTGGATGTAGAGCGTATCCGGCCGTTGGGACTCCACAAACAGGCCGTGTAGGAAGTGGTCGACCGAGGAGGGATTGAGCGACAGGATGACGCGATTCGGCCGGAGCTGCGACCGGATGGAGTCGTCGATCGTGTCGAAGGTCCGACGGTCCACGAGCTCCTCGGCCTCATCGAGGACCCAGGTGGTCACGCCTTGGATGGACTTGAGCTTGGCCGTCTGGTTCCCGCTCGAGGTCTTGATGCCGCGGAAGAGGATCCGGCTGCCAGTCTTCCGGTTGACAATCTCCTTCTTGGTGATCTCGAAGTCCTCGCCCTTTCCGAGGAGGTCGATCTTGTCCACGAACTCCGGAATGATGGAGGCGTCAGCCGACTCCATGGTCCACCGAGTGAACAGGATCACATGGCCCGGCTCATAGGTCAGGTTGAGCAGGAAGAGCGCCACATGAAACGACTTCCCCGAGCCGCGGCCGCCGGTCAGGAAGGCATAGCGCCAGCTCGGGGTCGGATGGAAGAGCGGCCGGTAGGGCGCCAGCAGCACGACCGGCGCCACGCCGGCGGTCATAAGATGAGGCGTTTCGGGCCGGGGGTCATCACGAGCAGCCAGTCCGTCTGGCATCGCTGCCACTCGTGCTCGATGCCCATGGAGTGCAGGAAGGCCGTGATCGCCTGCTGGCTGTACATATTGTGAAAGGTATTTGGCACCTCGGCCACCGTATTGTAGAGGATCCGGTCCTCCTCGACCTTGGTGTCCAGTCGCCAAAGGACGGCCATGGCCTTCTTGGCTGCCACGTTGCACATCTC